AACGTTTTTACGTAGACGTAACCTACGAATCGCAGTCAGAGCAGATCTACGCCTGTCGATTATCAGTTAAATATAACTGCAAAAAACAATAATTCTTACGCATTAGCTGCTTAGTCAGCATGTGTTGCCTTTTAGCGATTCACCTATGATTGCTAACTGGTATCAACTCTAATAGGTTACGCTTAGTTTTGCCACCTGAGAGAATAAGAAGAGATTTTGCAGGTTAGTTAGGTTCTACTAGCCCTGATATATGGCGTTTGAGCCTAATGAAATTTAAATAATATCTCTATGATCGTAGAGGTTAGTGATGGAATGCGTTTGGACAGGGGTTCAACTCCCCTCATCTCCACTTATATGATTAAGAATGTTGATATATCAACGTTCTTAAGTTCAAAAAGTGCTTTTTGACCGACAATTTGACCGACAAAAAGCAAAAATAAAAAGAGGCAGTAGCCGTTAAATGTCTAATTCATTTAACACGTTTACTGCCTCTTTTTTATTTTTATTATTTATATGAGTATAAATATCTAATGTCATTTGAATATTAGAATGCCCTAAAAGCATTTGAACTGTTTTCGGTTTGACATTTGTTTCTGAAATTAAAAGTGTGGCAAATGTATGTCTAAAACCGTGAACGGTTATATGCTTTAAATCTTTAGGCGCTTTATTATATATGGCTTCTAACCATTTCATTGGTTTAGAGAGAGATAAATATTTGCCTGTATAAGTATGAAAAACTTTAGCTGATAAAATTTTTTCACTATTTTTGTATTCATTAAGCACATTAGCTAAATTAGCAGATATTGGTACTTGGCGAATTGATGATTTACTTTTAGGAGGTTGAACTTGAACTTTATTATCCAGTCCTACTGCTAATGTTTTATTTACATCAATTACACCATTAATGAAATCAATATCGCTCCAAGTAAGCGCAAGTGCTTCAGATTTACGCAATCCAGTTGATGCAAGCAATTTAAAATATGTATAAGCTCTAAGATTATATTCTTTTGCAACTTGGAGAAATAGTTCTAATTCTTTACGGCTATATACATTATCTTCTACGTTTCTTCTAGGTCGACTAGTTTTTACTGGCATTATAATGCTACCAACAGGATTTATTGAAACATAGTTCATTCTAATAGCATATTCATAAAATGATCTAAGTATAAAGATAGGATCATTAAATTTAACTAATTTAGTTGCTAGTTTATCTGCCCAAAGTTGAACATCTCGAACTGAGATTTTATCCATATAAGCATTACCAAAAAATGGTTTAATATGCACTCGATAATTGATTGCAGTTTTGTTAGCTGTAGATTCTTTAACAGTAGTGCGATAACGTGCAAACCATATCTCATACATCTGGTTAATTGTTATCTGTTTTTGCTTAACAAAGTCATTAACATTCTCAATGTTTAAATGATTATAAGCTTCTTCTGCTTCAGCAAAAGACTTAAATCCCCGACGGGTAGTTTCTTTTTTTATTCTATTGATATTTCTACCCAAGAATATTTTAAACATGTATCTTTTTTCGCCGTTTTTGAGGGTATATTCTTTAATAGCTTTATTTTTTCTTTTAGGCATAGTAACTCCTCCCCTCAGATAAAGGATTAACTAGCTTTTTATCTTGTTTTGGCATATAATATAAATATTCCTTTCTTTCATAAAGACTGGGACCAATGATGTAATCGAGGCACTCCGTATGGGGTGCCTTTTTTTATTTGTTAATTAATTTATAAATATAATCAACAAACTGGGTAGGCACCTGATAAAGCTTAATAAAGTTATCGATATTAAAATCATCAATATCATTTTCTTGTAGATAATAATCAAGAAGAATTGACAATCCAGTCTTAGTAGCTTCAGCTTCGGTTTTGATTGCACTTAATGCAGTGAAGTATAAAACACCTGAATCTTGGTTAAGAATATGACCTAATTCATGGGCAAACTGCAAAGGTGCATTAGGAGCATTTGAATTAATATAAATAGCTCTATCCTCCACACTTGAAACGGAGGGGTAATCAGGTGGTAATTCATGCTGCAATGAAACAGCAATATTATTTTTGGTGGCAAAATCAATTAAATAATTAATTGTTTCTTGCTTCGCCAAGATGTTTAAGTAATCCACGGACATAGTCCATATCCTCCTTAGGTATCGGTTTACCATCATAGAAATAAAGATTAGCATTATTGTTTAGATCTACTTCATTGTTAGAACTTTCATCTGCATCTGTAAAAAGAGAGGATACACTTACATTCATTACAGATGCCATCTTTTCTAAGCTAGTAGTAGATGGGGTTTTATGCTTCCAATTGTAGATAGTGCCAGCACTTATTCCAGACTTTTCTGCTAATTCTTGAATTGAAGTACCATGCTCTTTACAATATTTTTTTATCTTTTCAAAGGGCGTCATATCAACATTTTTCCTACTTTCTCACACAATAGGTGTAAAAAATAAGCGTTTTTGTGTTGACTATTTCACACTATGGGTTTAATATATTTTTTGTAAACGAAACAAAAACCGAAACAAAAACGTTATTTTTATATTGTGCAAATTTTCTAAAAAATAAACACGGATAATTGGCGTTACCGTTTATTTTTTTATACCTTAATTTTAGTCTTTGGGTGTGATTTGTCAATAGAAATTTAACCTATAGTGTTTACATTTTTGTTTACAAATAAAAAAAACAAAGAGGTGAGCAATATGCCTGAAATGGAACCAGGGCGAAATAAAATCAAGCAATTCTTGAAAGATAACGGCATTAGCATTGCTGAATTAGCAGTTTCGTATGGAATTACTAGACAAGAGTTATCTCAAGTATTAAGTGGTTATCGTTCTCGTCCTAAAGATAACAAGTTAATTCTGAAAATTATTTCAGATTTAGGAATTAAGTAGAAAGGAATATGGATATGGAAAAAGGTATAAAAAAAGACTTACCCAATGAAAAGGTAAGTCCAGACAGCGTTGTATCTCCACTCAAGAAAAATGGAAATATTGATGCATCAAAATTAGTTTCTGGTAAAAATTAACGACCTAAGTTCAGCTTAGGGTGTCAAAACTACCAAAACGGTACTTTTTAACGATGAACGTTTTGTTCACCGTTAATGGACGCCCCAATTCAGGGCGACCTAGCTGAAGTACCAAAATGGTATCTCAGATTCAATTGCCTGAGTCGGCAAATTACCGAGTCAGTACGTATACATAACCAGTCCCCTGAATCAGGGTAGTGGTCGCCAAAATGGAGACACCTGAAAGCGTCGCATTTTACGACGGTATTACAAAATAAAAAAAACGGAAGTGAGGGAAATCATATGACTGATTTACAAATTTTTAATTTTAACGGTACAGATATCAGAACACTAACTATTGATAACGAACCGTATTTCGTTGGTAAAGATGTGGCTAAAGTTCTTGGCTATAAGAATAGCCGAGATACACTTATGAAACACGTTGATGAAGAAGACAAAAAAGATGGGGTAGCAATTCGCGACTCCATCGGCAGAAACCAATCAGCAGTAGCAATTAACGAATCAGGCCTTTACAGCTTAATTCTTTCCAGCAAGTTACCAACTGCCAAGAAGTTTAAGCACTGGGTAACTAGTGAAGTCTTACCTGCTATTCGTAAACACGGTGGGTATCTTACTGATGAAAAAATTGAAGAAGCTTTATATAACCCAGACACATTAATTAAGCTTGCTACTCAATTGAAAGAAGAACGTGAAGGTAGATTGATTGCAGAACAACAGGTTGCTGAATTAAAACCTAAGGCTAGTTACTTAGATGAAATCTTAGCAAACAAAGAATTAATAACTGTATCAGTGATTGCTAAGGACTATGGAATGAGTGCAATGCAATTTAATAAGTTGCTTCACAACCTTAAAGTTCAATTTAAGCAAGGTAAGAGTTGGCTTTTATACAGCAACTATCAAAGCCTTGGCTGGACTTCATCGAGTACAAAGCAAGTAACTAAAAAAGATGGCTCAACAATGAACGTGATGAATACCAAGTGGACTCAAAAAGGACGCTTAGGCTTATACGAACTACTTAAAAGACACGATATTTTACCAATGATTGAGAGAGCTGCTTAATGGATAAATACAAGGAATTAATTAAAACGAATTTAAAAAATGCATTAGTTGCTTTAGATGAAAACGAAGCTTTTAAAAAATTAAATGACGCTGGTCGATTTAAGAATGATTTACCAACAAAAATCACAATTAATATTAATCCAGACAACACTATTGAGGTTGAAGGCGCAAGCGTAACACCATTTAATTTGAAGCATAGCACGCTCAAATTCAACATTGATGGTCAATCGAGCTGTTCATATTCATTACACGATTGAGAGGCTAATTAGTGATGACTGAAAAATACAGTGTTTGTCGAGTTGTTTTTAACGGCAAAAGTGGTGGATGTTATGACGGCTACATAATTAGTCAAAATCCCCAAGAAACTATGAGAATTCTCGTTCAAAATCATACATTCTTACTAGAATTTATCCCTTTATGGAAAGCAATCTTATTCAAAAAGCCAAGAGGTAAATGGTCATATTTACACGATGTATCACTTGAGTACTTACGAGAAACACCATTCAAGGTGGAAAGATACAGCGATTATGAAGAGCAATGATTGAGAGGGTGGCATAGATGAAAAGATTAACACTTGAACAAGAAATTAAAATTATCAAACAAGCGCAAGGCTTGAAAGACTTAGATGTATGGCAATTTATATTAGCGACAAGCGCATTTATCAGAGTATTTGAAGCAGAACTAAACCTAGATAGAAGAGCTATAGCAGCTAACATTGATAACTTGACTTTTTTGTCCGAAAAAGACTGGCAAAAATGGCTGGCAAAAACAGGTTGTAGCATTCCAGTTCAGGACTTATACAAAGAATTTATTAGAGAGGCGAAGAAGGGAAAATAAATGATTAAGACAGTTGAAATTGAATTTGAAAAAGATGCTCTTAACGATGACTTTAAAGAATTTATAACCGCACTTTTGAAATTCTTAGAAGGAAACACGGTTCTTTCAAGTTTTTACGACGATGATAAAGAACAACTTGAAATTCAATATTTAGAAAGAACTAGCAATTATGGATGTGTTAGATAAAGCCTTAGAGCATATTTCCCAGCTATATAAAGAAGTTGATTATAAACAACCATTTTTTACTAAAGAAGAAACTGCAATGATAATTCAATATTTAGAAAAGGACTAACAATGGAAAACATAAAAACTAAGATAATTGACCGTGGCTATATATATAAAAAATATGGTCGTGATAAACAAGGAGACCCAAAAGCAAAATTAGATGAAGCAATCAACGATTTTATAAAAGATAAAAAAGTAATTGATATTAAATATCAGACTAATATGACGTCTATTGTTTGGGATGGCGTTGATGATGATAGATACCTGGTAACAGCACTTGTAATTTATCAAAGTAAGGATTAGGAGAGGTAAACATGACTAAAGAAAACTATCGTTGTACATGGTGTGATGGGGAACTAGATGAAGATGAAGGTATTTTTATGGATAACAAGCATCGACTATATTGTTCAAAAGATTGTTTATTAGAACTTAATAGTGAAATCTTTTTAGATTTAGAAGATGCTATAAATGCTTCGAAAGAAGGGTAAATATGAATATAGAAAAGGAATATTACTGTGATAACTGCGGCAAGAAATTAGAACTTTATGGGCAAGTCTATACACATATAGGTAATGAACAACTTTATTGTTCTCCAACATGTCTTGTAAATTATGAATGTTCTGCATTTAGAACATTAGATGAGGCCAAAAAGTATTTAGTCCAGCGTGGCTATAAAAATGCTATGAATGAAAAGATTCCATGTACCGAGTGCGAAAAAGAATTAAAAGCAAACCAACCTGTGTTTAAAGATTTAGATGACTATATTTATTGTTCCCCTGAGTGCCTTTTACTTTACTCATATTCTTATAAAGAAACATTAAACGATGTTTTAACTGAAATAGATAAATATGGAATTTAACCATTAAAAATAGGAGAGAAACCATGCAAATTATGATCTCTGAAGAAGCAGTGAAAAAAGCTGTTCAACAAGAATATTTCAATAAAAGAGAAGCAAGCAATTACTTAGGTATAAGCATGCAAACATTTAAAACTTGGCGTGAAAAATTCAAAATCCCTTATCAAAGTATTGATGGAATGATTCTCTTTGCAAGAAAAGATTTGGAAACATTTATGAATGAACATAAAAGATAAGCATGAAAAAAAGCTCACGGAATAGTGAGCTTGGAGGGTAAATAAATGAATAAATCTTGGGTACTATATATAACCCTGTTAATTATAGCACTTACAGTGCTTATATTATCTGGTCCCGAGTTCTTACCTGGGACGTATTAAAAATGTTTACATTGCTAATTTTCTATATATCAGCTGTACTTATCATTTTAGCAGCAGGGCTAGAAAATATCCAGCTTTTATATATGGCATTACCACTTTACATCTATTGTTTATGGAGGTTTACGACTTATGAGTGAGGAAACAAAAGCAAAACTATTTTTTAGCAGTAACGCAATGATTGATAGATGGGACAACGTTTTTAAAGGTCGAGATTTTCTATCCAAAATTATGAAACATATTTTAGATACGGAGGAATGAAAATGTATGAAGTTTACTTCCCTGATTCAGATGATTATACGTACGTTGGATATCAGGGGGATGTTCCTGACTTTACTAGTTTAATTCTAAATCGATTTATAGATATTGGAGAATACAATTTTCTTTTAGAATTCAGCTTTCCTTCAATTTCTGACTTTATCCAGTTTGTTTGGGATAACTCAATGGATTTAGAAGGAGCGTTCAAAGATTTAGCAGAAGAAGTTTATGAGGTAGTTGAAGTAAATGGATAAAGAAATTTTAAAACTGTGTACAGATTATAAAAAACAACTTATAGATGATGCTTTAAAACAAAAAACATACGGACAAGCATTGAAATATTTAAAGAATTTACATTATGACTTTGATGGCAATTTTAGAGCTACACTTCCTGAACAGATTCTTGGATTACTTAACTCTGTTATAGATGAAGCAATTATCGAAGTACGAATGAAAGCATATAAGCAATCAATTGATGGAGATGATGAATCATCGAAACCGAAGCATTAAAACAAGCATATATAGCGTTTAAAGATGAACTTAATCTATTTACATTTAGTCATTTTAAAACGCTAGGGAGCGTTTATTTTAGCAAATATGCGCCAACTTCAATGATGTTTATTTACAAAGATAAAGAAAACACTTTAGAAATTAATGCTTGTATTTTCAAAATGAAGATTGATGATAGGAGACCTCTGAAAGTATGGCTAAACGGAAAATTACTTACAAAGAATTAGCTAATATTGTTAATAAATTTCATCATCTAACTTCTTTTTATCATCGATTCATAGTTATAAATAATGAATTTTTATACAGGCATTACGATGATGAAGACATAAAAATTACTATCGATTCCAATTGGAATATGAATGACTGTGATTTATATATTTTAGAAGCTTTAGCTAAAAGTAATTTTGAGTTTTATAACTTTTACGATTCAAATTGCTGGCCTAAACCTGAGTTATTTGAATTTTTTAAAGATATTGAATTTAATGGGCAGAAATTCGTAAAAGATGGTCGATTTTTAAGACTAGAAAATGGACCTGATGTGATGTTAACTCCAGATTTTAGAATTACAAAATCTACCAGATTAACCTGGCCTGATAAGAATGAATTAGAACTAATACTTTGGAAGAAATTCGTGTGTTTAAACTTCGAGATTATCAATTAAAAACTATTAATAAAATTTATGACTCAATAAAAAGCGGTCACAAAAAGATTATAGTACAGCAACCACCGCGAACTGGGAAGACTGTAATTATGGCAGAAATAGCCCGTAGAACGACTTTAAAAGGTAATAGGCTATTATTCCTAATCCATCGAAAAGAAGTCTTAGAACAAGCAATAAACACTTTCAAGCAACAAGAAGTGGATATGGAGTTGGCCACCATGGGAATGGTTCAAACGTTATATCGAAAAGTTAATCGATTGCCTGAACCTCAACTAATTCTTATAGATGAAGCACATCATGCTGCAGCTAAAACATATCAAACTATTCTTAATGCCTTTCCTAATGCTTTTGTTCTTTTATTTACTGCAACGCCGATTAGAACAGGTAAAAAACAGTTAGATCAAGTTGCAGATGACATTATTGTAGGAGAATCCATTAAAAATCTTATATCTCAAGGATATTTAGCTAATTTTAAGTACTTCGCTAGAAAAGATGTTGATACAAAAAAACTTAAAAAATCATCTACTGGTGATTTTACTAATGCTTCTATGGAAGAAGCTGTTTCAACAAAAATCTATGGTCATGTTTTAGACAACTATCTAAGAATTGCTAAAGGTAAACAGGCTGTAGTGTTCACCTATTCAGTTGAATCAGCTAAAAGAATTGCTAAGCAATTTAATTCAGCAGGTATTACAGCTGAAGAATTAGATGGAAATACTGATACTGCTACTAGAGAATCAATCGTTAACGATTTTAGAAATAAAAAAATTACTATTTTGGTTAACGTAAATCTTTTTACCGAAGGTGTGGACTTACCAGATGTTGATTGTGTAATTATGACACGACCTACAGCAAGTCTGGCACTATACTTACAGTTTTCAATGCGATGCTTAAATCCTAGAAAAGGTAAAACAGCCATCATCATAGACCATGTTGGTAATTATGAACGCTTTGGTTTACCTAACAGTGAACGAGATTGGCGTACAGCTATTGTTACTAAAGATAAGAAAACTAAAAAGAAACAACAAAATGATTCTTTATCAATTGTACAGTGTGATTTCTGTTTTAGAGTCTTTGAGAGGAGTGATGTAAAGAATGGAACCTGCCCTGGGTGCGGAAATCCAATTAAAGTGAGAAAAACACCTGAGGTAACGAATGACCAACTTCAAGAAGTCATTCAGGATAGAAAGAATTTGGTCGAAAAAATTATTTCTGATAACACAAAACTTGCAATAGCTGGTAAAAAGCTTTCAGAACTTCATACATATAAAGAACTTAAAGCTTATGCAGATTTACATGGCTATCGTCCAGGTTGGATTTTTTATCAGTTGAAAAATAGAAAGCGAGGACATTAATGGGTATTCTACCTAAAGACGAAGTTATTCAACCAAAAAGTGAACCACATAACTTCTTTATTTACGGGGCGCCACTGGCTGGAAAGTCGTTTTTTGCAAGCCACTTTCCACACCCTCTTATCTTGAATACTGATGGGAATGCACTTCAGCAATCGGCCCCTTCAATTCAAATTAGAAATATCAGAAGTGGTAATTCTAATAAACCACTCAAACAATCTGCTATTGAACAGTTAACAGATATCATTACTGAATTAGAAACTACTGACCATACTTATAAAACACTGGTTGTAGATGTAATTGATGATATCTGCGTCATGATGGAACAAGCTATCTGCTTAGAAGCTGGAGTAACCTCACTTGCTGATTTAGGTTATGGTCGTGGATATGCAATGTTTAATAGTGCATTACAACAATTTGTTGTAGATCTTAAAGCTTTACCGATGGATATCATTTTTATCAGTCGTGAGCTAGAAGAATCTGAAATGGGGAGTTCAGTAGCTCCTACACTCAAACCCTCGCTTAAGAAAAAATACTACAACATTGTAGCAGGAAATTGCGATGTGGTTATTCACTTACGAAAGTTAGGACCTAACACTTACTTACGTAAGGTTGATGATAAGCGAATGAATTATAAACCAGAAAATATATCAAACGAACGGGTTTTACAGCTTTTAGAAAGCTGCCGTGGAATGTTTTCAAAATAAAAAAAGATTAAGGAGATTATATTTATGTCATTAAAAGATGTTTTTGCAAGCTTAAAGGATTTTGACCCAAAGAAGGATAAGGTAGGTGGTAATAGTGCATTACCTGCTGGTAAGTACTATGTATCACTTTCAGGCGTTACTCATCAAGCTAAGAATGACCGTGAATTTGTTATGTTTACCTTTGAAGTTTTAGATGGTGATTTTGCTGGTAGAAAAGAAAATGTTTTCCCTTCACTTGAACTAGTAACTTCTACAGGTAAGCCTATGCCTGACTTTGTATTAGAACGTTCAATTAAAACTATTATGAAAATTGCTTCAGTAATTGGTTTTGAATTCGATAAACGAATTTTTGCAGGCCTTGAAGACGATGTAACTAATGTTTATGAAGAAATTCAACAAGCATTTAGCTCACACTTAGGCAAGACTTTAACTCTTGAGATCATTGAAAGCAGAAATAAAAAGGACCCTGACCATCCTTACCGCAATTACGACTTCTATGAAGCTGAACAACCTACTACACCTGAAGCAATTGAAGATCCTTTTGCAGATAATCCAGGTAGTGAAGAAGAAATTGATGAATCTAAAATTCCATTTTAAAAATGCAAAATTTAATTAATTATGCTAAGAGCTATGCTGAACACGGTTTTTCAGTAATTCCAATTGGAAATGATAAAAGACCTCTTATAAAGTTTGCTAATAAACCTGCTCTTACTGTAGATGAAATTGAAGCAATCTGGAAACGTTATCCCTTTGCTAAAATCGCTCTCAAAACTGAACAGTTTTTTGTAGTCGATGTTGATAGACATCATAGTGAAGCAGATGGCTTAGAGTCTATTAAAGATTTAAATCATGATGAGTGGTTTAAAGATACGCTAACTGAAATTACGGCGCATGGTGGATACCACTTTTACTTTAGGAAACCTAAAAATGAAGAGATTACTCAAAACATTGGTTGGCTACCTGGAGTAGATATTAAAGCACACGTTAATAATTACGTCGTATGTGCGCCTTCAGCAGGCTATAAGTGGCTTAATCATAAACCGATGAAAGACGCTCCAGAAGAGCTTATAAAGGCTATTAATAAAAATAAAAAGCAGGAGAATTTATCATTAGATCAAATTGATAACATTCGATTTTCTGGCAAAAGTCAAACTGCTATCCTTTTTGAACAAATTGTCGATGGTCTAGGTGAAACTGGCGGAAGAAATAATGCTCTTGCTGCTTTTATGGGCGGTCTTTTATATCGGAATGTAGACCCTGAAAAAGCTGTGAAGTTGGCAATCTTAGCAAATGATGCAACAGAAGATAAATTAAGTAGCGACGAACTTATTAGAACCGTTCAATCAATGATTGATAAGGATATTAGAAGGAGAGAAGGTGGTTGAGCTGGATAAAAAAGACGATAAAAAGGTTATCGAACTTAAAAATACTGATAAACTTCGTAAATTACAGAAACAACCGAAATATAGTTATTCTCTTCCTTTTCTTGTTAATGAAAAAACGGGCATTATTAAGAAAAATTCTATCTATAACATCATTATGATTCTTAGTAACGATAAGCTACTAAAAAATACTTTTCAATTTAACGAGTACACTGAAGCAGTTGATGTAATGAAAGATATTAAAGATCTTAATATTGAAAAAGGTCAATTAAAAGATGTTTATATTTCTCTTATCGCTGCTTATATCGAAACTCAAGGGGCTTACTCCAATATCCTTTTTGATGATCAAAAAATACGCTCAGCAATCAGTGTTTATGCTTCAAGTCATTCTTATAATCCTATCAAAGATTACTTTACCGAGGCTTTAAAAAAATGGGATGGTAAGTCTAGACTCCAAAATCTTTTACCTGATTTTTTAGGAGCAGAACCTGGTTATTTAACTTTACTAATCACTAGGCAATTCTTAGTTGGTGCGATTGCTAAAACTTTTAACCCTATGACCAAGTTCGATATGGTGCTTGATTTAGTTGGTGGACAGGGAGTTGGTAAAACGACTTTTCTAAAAAATCTAGCACCACTTGGTTACTACACTGACCAGTTTGCTAGTTTCTCATCAAAAGATGATTTCGCAGTTATGAAAAATGCGGTCATTGTTAACGATGATGAGCTAACAGCTTCACATAATTCTTCTTTTGAAGAACTCAAGAAATTTGTCACTATGCAAGAATTCGAGTATCGCAAGGCGTATGGTCATACTGCTGAAAAATTTCATAAAAAATTCGTTATGTCTCGTACTACTAATGAACGATATTATCTTAAAGATTTAACTGGTTCTCGTAGATTTATGCCTATTTTAGCTGATAAGGCTAATCGAAAGAAAAACGCAGTAACAGATATGCCACCTGAATTTGTTCAACAAATCTGGGGAGAAGCAATGGCACTCTATAAATCTGGTGATTTTAGTTTCGCTCTAACACCTGAGGAGGAGGTGGAGTTGGAGTCTAAAAGAACTAAGTTTAATTATGTTGATGCTTTTGAAGATAAATTAGCTGATGTTTTAGAATCAGATGATTTTAGATATGCGAACTTTATAACGAATGATAAGCTGGCAGACGCTTTAGGGTTGGATCTTTTGAAAAATAGAAAAGCAGCTCGTAAATTACAAAGCTTGATGTTAGATCGATTTAAGTGGTCTAGAAAAGTTAAAAAAATAGGTGGAAAAACAGCTCGAGGATATGCAAGAAGTTCTCAAACGTTACACTAGTGTAACTTACTGTAACTTAGTGTAACCGCCTAGAGTCCCAAGGGATTAGAGGTTATTTGTATAGTGGAAAAGGTTACACTATAGTGTAACCTATCTCAGCCCTTGGGCCACAAAGCTTTATACATAGTATAAATACATAGTTACACTAATATATATATAAAATATATATAACTATAACTAGTACTAACAATTACTGGAGTAGTTTAGAACAATATAGTTGAAATTTAGTGTAACCTGATACTTTTTAGCTCAATCCCTTGGGAGAGTAAGCGAGAGGTGCGGTTACACTAGTGTAACCCTAAAATTGGTCTATAGGTTCTATATTGTTGCTAGAGTAAGTGCGAATGAGGTTACACTACTGGATTGGTTACTGTAAATTTAGTGTAACCTTTATAAGAATAATATATGCGGTGGGTGGGTAGGTATAGTTAATTATGGACAGTGAACATTTAATTCAACAAAAAATACAACTTTATATAACTCAAAATAATTTAGGCTGCTGTTTTCGTGCAAATGTAGGCAGCGTTAAACAAGCAGATGGCAGATGGTTTTCTACTGGGCTACCTAATGGTTATCCAGATTTACATGGTACACGCTGGATTGATAACCAGTCGTACTTTATTGAAGTTAAATCTCCTACAGGCAAAATTCGTGACGACCAAATGCGTTTTCATCAATTCTTGATGCAACACAATGTAATTCACGGTATTGCTCGTAGTGTTGATGATGCAAAAATGATAATTCAGGGAGGCCTTGTAGGATATGGTTATCCAGATATGGAGATTGAATGATGTCGATTTTATTACGTGAAATTTGTTTGGATAAAGAAATTGAAAGAGTTAAAGAATTTAAAACTTGGGATCAGATAGATTTTTTTCTTGGTCAGTTTGACGGCTATTCTTGGCTAAGTCGTAGAAGTGTTTTACGCTCACAAGATTCAGTACCATATTTTATTTGGAAAATTGATGATGAAATTATTCCTCATGTTTTTAATCGAAGAGCGATTGTTTTAAACGTAAAAAAAGCTCACTCCACTCATCATCGAGATAGATCTGAAATTATTAAGTGCTTAAATAAGATAAATAAAAAATACAGAAGCTTTATGCAGATACCAGTTGGAGATAAAGACTTTGACCATTTAAAAGATTTACTAAGACTTTACGAAAGAAGAAGGTGATTTTATTTTACCTGGAAAGAATTTAATGCATATGCTTCATTATCCAGATTCTAAAGGCTATACCTTTGATGGGGTACGGCTTTATACTGAAAACTTTGGATTAATTTATGAAGCTAAAAAAATTGATGAATCAATTGTAATTAAAATGGTAAGTAATCTATTTAAAGCAGAAAGCTTTGAGTGGCGGTCACCATATCATTACACGATTAATAAAAGGCCTATTGTGGTTCGTGAAGTAGATAATGGATTGAATGTATGGGCTAATGAGAAATTTGTAAAGAGAATTAGAGATTAATAGATAATGAAATATAAATATACTGATGTACAAATGATAAACGATGAAAATATAGTTCTTGATATTCCATGGGAAGTTTTTAAGACATTAGACTTGGAATGCTTTCGTACTTTTAAAAAAGCAAATGGAGATGAAGTTGTTATTAATGGCAATCAAATAATAATGGCTTCTCCATTTAAATTGGAGGATTAACAATGCGGATTATACCTAACAAAGCAATTATTAATGATTATTTAATTGAAAATTACACACCTAAAACAGTCATGTGGAAAAGCGACTATGATTTAATTATTGAGTCTAATAAAGATGAAAGAATGTTCATTACATTTGATGAATTTGACTTAAATGCATCAAAAGTAAATGTTATTTTTGAGCCTAATGGGGGATGCGAAGATCCTGATGATATTATAGACAGCTTAAATAAGTTAAGAAAAAAGTCTGGAATCGATTATATAGATGTTAAAACTACTTTTCGTAATTTTTGGGATGAAAACAAACCTAATTTTCAAAGACATTATGAATATTTGAAATCAGTTATGGAAGATAATAAAAGTTACGTTAAAGATGAATTGCTAAGATTCCTTGATAGACACGGTAGTGATATCCATAAGATTTTGCCCGATTTTAGTCTGAATAAAGAAGACTGGGGATATAACTTGAATGAAGATTATTACTATTTAGTTGATGCATATACGCTTAAATTTAAGCCCACTGAGGTGGAGCTACGTGATATTGAAGATAATTTCATTACCAGTTTTGAGTGGAGTGATAACAATGAGACCGAATGAATTACTAAATTTCTTTAAAAAATACAGCGAAGTTTTAAAAGACCTTTATAATGTCACTGATTTAAATGTAAATGATTGGAGATATGCTAATAATACTTATTATTTAGAAGACGGTTGGCCACTCTATTCTCTAACGTTTGAAGATGATTATGTATTACTAAATAACGAAGACGGTGGCACTATAACCACTTTCGAGTGGAATAATAAGTTGAATAAATTGATGAATTTCATTCATGATAATAATGATGAGCTTCACAAAATATTTCCTTATTTTACTTCTAATATTGACGAATGGGAACTCCACGAACCTTACACATGGGTTGCTAATGGTGGATGGGAATTAATTCAGTTTTGCAAGAATAATGTAGTTGCTATTATGTTTTACGATGATTCTATTCCGGAAGGTTTTCCGGAATTTATAACTACCATTAACTGGAGTGATAGTGATGAGTAATAGTATTTGGAGGAATTAAATGTATCCTGAAAAAATTGAAAAACGACTTAAAAAGCAACTTATGGAAGATATTCCTGAAGATGCTAGGAATATTACTTTCATATTCAATAAATATGATGTTGATATTTTTTATAAAATGGGCGATTCTGCTTACTGGAAGCCTGATATTAAATTAGACTTTATAAAACTTGCTTACCAGGCTACAAATAACCCGTTTCACAAAATTTTCATCAAACTAATATCACTCAATAAAAAACTTCGAGAAGTGACTAATAAAAATATTGCTGATAAATTATGGGAGGATAAACATGGACTTTAAAAAAATTGATACTGCTCTTACTGATTTAATGGAACGTAAGAACAAGGCCTATGGTAATGCTTATGCTGATTCTTTCAATGAGTTAGGTTTGATTTATGCTTTTGTTGAAGTGAATAATAAGCTTCAAAGAATTAGAGCCTTAACTATGAATCCTGATATTCCAGATAATGGAGAATCTATTTTTGATAGTTATGTTGACTTGCGTAATTATGCTGAGCTTGCAATTAGTCAAATGATTGAATACGAAACTGTAAGCAAGGAAACTCTAGAAAAATATGGATTATCTGATATATAATACTATATAAGTAAATATTTTATATATCGTTTTATAAACAGGAGTGCGGATGAAAAAGGCAGTTTTTCTACACATGGAGGCAATTCTTAGAGATTATCCTAAAATTGATGAATATATAAAAAACAGGCAGAATAGCGCCTACTATTCCATCGAGGATGACAGATTCATTGCTAGTTTAAGATGGCAGAAAAAGTGCGTAACTGAAGTTCTATTAAAAACTGATTTTGCTACTAAGAGAGTAATTGATGCTTTATACTTTCAAAGAAATCCCAACCTTACCTTAGAAGGGGTGGCAGATCATTTACACATTTCTAGAACAAATTTGTATTACAAAAGAAATCATTTTTTAGAAACTTTAAGAAAAGAATTAGGCTGGTAATCCCAACCCCTTATTAAAAGGGCTAGGGTATTGTTTTTAAGAAATAGACTAAAAATCCCAATCCAGATTTTAAGATGGGTTGCTATTTTGAAAAATAAAATAGACCGAAAATCGATTTTTTGATTTTCTCGGTTAGGAGAAGATATCTTTTTATGTTACTAGGATTAGCTTTTTGGAGTTTAACCTTAAGAGTATTGGAACTGATTCTAGCAATTGGTTTAGCTTTATTCTTAGTTTACTTAGCTTTTATGGCTATAATTTTCGTAGGCACTATAATCATATTAGCTTGTCGTAAAATGGCGTCAGACCGCCGAAATAAGCGACTATGATATAATTAATGTGCCTCCAAGGGAAATCAAAAAAACATTATTTACCGAATAAGCAAAAAAATAGGATCGTACAGAAAAAAAGTGTATGGTCCTATTTCTTTTTTTGTTGTTTATAGTAATCTGGCTTATTAATTTACATTAATGGCTTCTGGAGAGATATCTAATTAGAAGTGCCTAAATTAATCAAAAATATTATTAGGCTATTTAATTAACGACAATAAATATAATTGCAGTTAACTGCAGTATTTAATAAATATTTTAGTAGCGATAGTATTTATCTTTATCCAGATATTTAAGATTTATTCAATTATTTAGCAGTTACAGTTAGCAATGAATTATAAATATAGAAACAACAAAATAAAAACTGATATCACAACAAGATATCAGTCTTTTTATCATTTACAATTGGAATACGATTGAATTGCTTTTCGTTCACTTACGCGCGCGCGTATACATGCTCGAACGTAGCTAAGCAAAAGACAAAAATTGAAAAAGGGGTCTAAAAGTTTTTTATTACTTAAAGTAAGAAATATATTTATAACGCTAAAAGGTATATTATAAACACTTTTTAAAACGTTGCTAACCCCTTGAAGCTACTTACTTTATAACATGCTTTTTATAAATTTTTGGATAGTTTTCTACCATATAAGACTTAACCCCTTGAAAATAAGGCAAAAAAATATTTTTAAAAAGTATTGACAAGTCTATAATAATTATATATAGTGATTATAGAAAACGAAAAGGAAGGTAAATAAAAATGTTAATCTTAGATACATTACAATCAAATTATAATCGTGTGAACCGTGTAAGCGTGCAACATAGCGGTAATATTACTAATTATGTTTTTAATGAAAAAGAACTAAAAAAGAATACTAAAAATGTAATTAGTGCGGTAATTAGTAAATCTAAAATTACTAATGATAAAATAAAATTCTTAGCAAATATAAATACTAATAATAAAGTAATAAACTTACAGAGTAATATTTGCGATACGTACGGCCAAGAAGCGGCCTTAAATGGTTTAATTGATCAAATCAAAACAGAATGCCCGGAATTGTTTGAAGTAATTCAAAAATCAGTGAAGGGGTGGGACTAGTGTCAATAGATTGGAACAACCCCGACGAAGTGAGAAAGTACCGCGCCCAAAAATCAAGGGAATACCGCGCGCGGGTAAAAGCAAGGGCCGCCGCTGGTGATGAATACGCCCAAGAATTACAAGAAAAGCAGCGAAAAAGATTACCATATAACAATTGCAAAACTTATATAAAAAATAAAGCAACACTAAAACAATTAAACGAATTAAGGGGCCTTATTTTAGAAAGGGAAAAAAAACTAAAAGAAAAATAATTTTGTTATTGACTATATATAATTACCATGATACTATAATATATGTAAGGCGAAAGAAAAAAAAGCCCATCAAGTGCGGGAACACTTGACGGGCAACGCCTTAAAAATATAAAAAGTTGAACGGCTTTATAATTAATAAGACTATTTAATTATAGTTAAATAGTTTCAAATTGTAAAGCCCTATAGAAAGGGTTTTTATTATGCAAAAATTAATAGAAGAATACAATTACTTAGATTTGAAAAATGTTAACGGCTTTAAAGTTTACAAGTTCAACCCTAAAAAACAGGGCGGGGCGGTTGTTAACAACGTTCTTAAAAATTTAACGGGGTTGAATTTAAAAACTGCCAACATTGAACAAATTCAAGAGAAAGCACAAGAAAAGGGCTTGTACATTAGATTAGTTTATAAATACGATTCAAAAGCCTGGGGCCCTGGTTATGATTTGGTAAGCACTGAAGAAGATTATAAAGAAAATTACAACAATATTGTTTATCTAATTGTAAATAATGCAATCGATCCACTTGACCCCTGGCAATTTGACGACGACGAAGCAGCAATAAAAACATTAGATAAATTATTTTATCACGATTTTAAAACGCTTTACCGCCTTAAATTAGGCAAGTGGCTAGACTCCCACACGTTTAACGTTCAAAAAGAAGTTATTTCATTGAGCAAAGAAGAAGCAGAAAACTGGGGAGAGTTCTAAAATGAATAAATTAGAAAAAAAGCAAAAAATAGACAAAGAAATAGAAAAATTTATAAAAAAATATAATGTAAAAGACAGTAAAGAAAAAGTTTTGTATATTTTGGGAGCTTGTGGCTTTTACATTCAAACCAAGCCGACAATGGCATACATCGACTTAAGTTTTTTTGAAGAAAAAGGACTGTTATAGAAATGAAAAAATTAGTAATTTTAGGCGGTTTAGTGGTTGTAATGCTAGGGGCTTTATATATCTATCTAGCCCCACGGGTTGAAGCTGATACGGAATATAAAACTGTTAAAATTGACAAAAACACTAAAATAAAATATAAAAAATATAACGACGGTCAAATAATTGTAGAAGTTAATACTAAGAAAAAAGTACTTACTGATATAGGCGCCAACATTGACAAGGACGGCAAAAGCGACGGCGCAACAATTGCATTAAATTAGAAGGAGTTAAACAATGGATATAATTATAATAGCTTTATTGGTTTCTTTATTTGGTTATATAGTTTCTTCAGAAAAGCGCAAAAAATAGCGCTTTTTTTATTGTTTTATTATTGACTATATATAGTTACTATGATATTATAATATATGTAAGGTTAAGGAACAACCTTACTAGAAAGGAGCAAGACAATGGCAAAGAAAAAAAGCAAAAATAAAAACGGCTATAGAATAGCCGTTATAAAAGATTGCTTAGACATTGTTATTAAATTACTGATAATAGTAACTCAAATCTTAGTAATTTATAAAATGGCTAAGTAATACATTTTAGGGGCTAGGCTTAAAGGCTTAGCCCTTTTTATTATGTTATCATTTTTCTTTTTAAGGCGTCAAGCTTTGAGCTTTTGACTACCTTATACATATATAACTATATAGACTACTAGACTTTTTTTAATTGTGCTAGTGGTCTATTTTTTTATGTTTATTTTTCTAATTGAATTCTTTCAACTGTTTTAGATTCAACAATCTTATATATGTATGTAGTTATATTTGTATCTATTTAAATATAACCATCGTGCGACTGTTTGAGTTTTTCAACTTGGTACTTTTTTAGTACTTTTAAAGCTTTTATATATAGTACTATGCTTATATACCTTAAAAGGGCAATAGCTTTATAAGGCTATAAAAAGCATTTTAAGCGGTTTAAGGGTGTTTATATATGATACTACACAAATGTAATAAAAGCGGTTGTAATGCTTTGATAAGCATCAAATATAAGTATTGTAAGAAACATGTTAACTACTATTCTAGACAATACGACCAAATAAGAATGAACAGGGAAGCAACAAGAAACTATAGAAAGTTCTATCAGTCTAAAGCTTGGAAGGAATTGAGAAGCTTAAAACTTTCACGGAATCCATTGTGCGAAAGGTGTTTAAAAAATAATATATATAGTTTAGCAACTGATGTTCATCATATAAAAGATGTATATAACAACTATTCATATAGATTAGATTACAACAACTTACAAGCACTATGCAAACCGTGCCATGAAAAAATTCACAAGCTTGGTTATTACCCACCGTTATAAACCGTTACAAGTTCAAAGGGCTATAAATTGATTACCAACCGAACGGGTGTACCCCATAGTCGATAGGGGCCGGTATATCAACATTTCTTCCATACCGTCCCGGAGTTTTCTTTTTGCAAAATTCCATAAATGAGACTTTTTCGGCATAACGGCGTAACAAAAAGCCCTTTTTCAAGGGCTTTACACAATATTTATTCACAAAGGAGGTGGTTAGGTGGCTGGAAGACCTAGAATGCACTCAACAAATTTTAATTCACATAAAACTAAAGATGAAATCGCTCAAAGAGAGTTAGAAGAAAAAGCTGCAAGTGATTTTAGCACATTAACTCTATCTCCACCATCATGGATTGATTCAGAAGCTCAAAAAGAGTATCGAAGAGTAGCTCCAATGCTTAAAAAGTTAAGTATTACTGCATTAGATCGTCAAGTTCTTATCGATTATTGTATAGCAGTTTCAACTTTAAAGAAAGCAATAAAAGCTGTTGAAGAAAATGGAGTCTTAATTGATGGGAAAAAGAATCCAGCAGTTAATGTAATGCTAGATATGCAGAAAGAAATCAGAGCTAATGCTTCTTCATTAGGTATGACTTTAGATTCTCGTATGAAATTAGTTAAACCAGAACCTAAAGATGAGATTGAAGATGATCCATATGCAAAGTTTGGAGAGTAGATAGATGAAAGACCAAGTAACTGAATATGCTAAAGCTGTTGTTTCTGGTAAGATTCTTGCTCCTAAAAAGGTAATTTGGGCATGTAATAGGCACTTAAAAGACTTAGAAAAGCCGAAAAATGATAAAAATTTTCCATATTATTGGGATATTCGTGAATCTGAAAAGGTAATTGCCTTTATTTCATCATTAAATAAAATAGTTTTCCCATTCTTACGAGCCATTGAAATAAACATTTTTTTAAATTTTCTATGGGAATCCGACTTACGAAGCCAACCGAATACAGAACCAACAGCAAATGCTTGAAAATTAACTAATTTCATCTGTTTTCCGTTGTCTGGATTCTTTAATGATGAAATAAAGGCAATTACCTTTTCAGATTCACGAATATCCCAATAATATGG